GCAGTAATGTATGATTTACAAAATGGAAAACAAAATGTAATTTGTTTCTGTGATAATATTCATACGGCACAAGGTATCGTTGAGGGGTTAAACCTAATAGATAATCTTGAAGCAGATGGGGCAGAGTTAAGAAAATGAGAGACGATTTAATGGTACAACAACAGGTTATAAATAGGTGGCAACATATGGTTGGTGTCATTTGTTTAAATCAAACTGGTAGGAAGAAAGTAAAAAAATTATTACCTGCTTTCTTTGAGAGATTTCCTACTGCAGAAGAACTATTAGAATCTGATAGAGAAACTATCGCATCTATGCTAGAGGGTCTTGGTCTTAAACATGTAAGAGCAAATAGAATATTTAGAATGTCGCAAGACTACTTGACATGGGATGGAAAAGATGCTACAGAGCTGTATGGTATAGGCAAATATGGAAGTGATAGTTATGAGATATTCTATAAGAATAATATACCAAACAACGTACAAGATAAGGAACTAAAAAGATACATAAGAGAGGAACTATGAGAGAGTATACATTTGAAAGATCGAGTGGAGATAAAAAAATAATAGAGGCTAGAAGTTTAAAAAAAGCTATTATAAAATATGATGGTAAACCAGATGGTAATGATGACCACGCCTACATTACTTGGACAAGTAAAAAGAAAAATGATAGTGAGGCATCAGTAAAATTACCATATGTATTTAGAAAAGAGAGAAAAGGTAAATAATGTTTGTTTGGAAACACCCAAACTATTATAAGAAAATAAAAAAAGAAAATCTCTTGACAAACAAAGACAACTATGATAAGGGAATAGAAGATGAAAAAATACAAAGTAAGAGTAACAGGACTAGGAATAGAAGCAACAGCGATAATACCATTCGAGGTAGAACCAACAAACGAACAAGTAGAAAATAAATTAGCTGAGTATTTAAATCATAATCTCATGAAGATTGAGAAAGATGATTTCTATGCAACCGATAGGTATTCCATAACATACGAGGAATTATCGATTGAATTATAAACAGCAACTTGCAGTGGTGCAGGGTTTATCTATCCAAGCAGATACACAAACAAGAATGGATTGTCCATTCTGTAATGGTAGAAATACATTCTCTGTAGATACAACAGATAACAGATTAAGTTGGTATTGCTTTCATGCTTCTTGTAGTGCTAAAGGTAAAAAACAAGGAGAAAAAAATATGCAATATGTGGAGAGAGTTTTCCATGGTAATCAAGAATTACACATAGAAGATATTAATTTTAAAATACCAGATAGTTTTCAATCAATATACTCAAATGAAAAAGCTATGCGTTGGCTATCCAATAACAATTGTTGGGAGTCTTGGTCTTGGGGTAGAGCAGATTTTAAATATGATGTGAAACAAGATAGAGTTGTATTCTTAGTTAAGAACAGGGTGTCACATAAAATAGTAGGTGCAGTAGGTAGAGCATTGAATAAAAATGATTTTCCTAAATGGTATATGTATGGTAATAAAGATGTACCATTTAAGTGTGGCGATTGTGAAGACTCTGTGATTGTAGAGGATTGTCCATCAGCTTGTGCAGTATCTAATATACTTACAGGTATTGCAATCATGGGTACTAAATTAAAAGATATACAGAGGTCACACTTGAAACCATATAAAAATTTATATATATGTTTAGATAGAGATGCTACAACAAAAGCATATGACATGGCAAAAGATTTAAGATCATCTGGATTTGATAATGTAATAGTAAAACCTTTAGAGGATGACTTAAAGTATTTTAACACAGAACAAGTAAGGGAGATATTTTATGGCAGTAAATCTTGATAGAGGATTAGAAGAGCTTGAAGAAGCAATAGATAAATTAATAAAACAAAAAGAATATTTGCAAAGCCAGTTAAGAAAAACTAAAGATAGAACAGAAGAAATTATGGCTCTTTATGCAGAGGTTAAAAGGTTGAAGAACGAGAATGAAGATTTAAGAATGCGTGAGATTAAATCAAAATATAAAATTGAAAATTTAGAAAAGGAGTTGCATGATAGAAAAACAAATGATTAGGCTTATGCTTAATAAAAAATTTTATACACAATACAAAGGCATACTATCTCCAACAGTATTTGCAGGAGATATAAGTTCTTTGTATGACACAATACAAAAGGCACACGAAAAGTATGAACAAGATATAAAAGTTGATGAGTTATATTCTTTACATACTGCTATATTTAATCCTGCATTAACTCGTGCTGCGAAAGAAAAGTTTAGTGAGTTAGTAGAAGATATAAAAGAAGTACAAGAACCCAACAAAGAGATAGCAAAAGATATTATGCGTATCTTATCTGATAGAGATCTCGCACAGAGAATAGCAGTAGAGTCTACAGAAATATTTAATGGTAAGGAGGCAAACTTTAACGAGATAACAACCATGATAGAAAAACATAAGCATGGTATTGATGAAGAAAAAGTTCCTGCAGTTACAGGCGATGTTAGTGAAGTGTTAGAAGCATTAAGTGTTACGACTAAATGGAAGTTTAATATACCTATATTAAAAGAAAAGGTAGGTGGTATTGGTGGTGGTAATCTTATGATTGCATTTGCTAGACCAGAGACAGGTAAGACAGCTTTCTGGGTTAGCTTATGTGCAGGACCAGATGGTTTTGCAGAACAAGGTGCAAAGATACATGCATTTATAAATGAAGAACCTGCTATTCGTACACAGATGAGGGCTATATCTTGTTATACAGGTATGACCAGAGAAGAAATAGTAGATGATATACAGACAGCACAATCTTATTGGGGCGATATAAAGGATAATATAAGTATGTTTGATACAGTTGACTGGTCAATGGAAGATATAGATTCTCATTGTGAAAAAAATAAACCAGATATAATTGTAATAGATCAGCTAGATAAGATAAATGTTAGTGGTACATACGCTAGAACAGATGAGAAGTTAAGACAAATTTATACTAGTGTAAGAGAAATAGCAAAGCGTAGGAATTGTGCAGTTATTGCAATATCTCAAGCATCTGCTGAAGCAGATAATAGAAACAGTATATCATTTAGTCAAATGGAAAACTCTAAGACTGGTAAAGCTGCCGAAGCTGATTTGATTATTGGTATAGGTAGAAATGCAAACAGTGATTCAGAAAATAAAATAAGAACATTATGTGTAAGTAAAAATAAAATAAATGGTTATCATGGTGAGCCCGTGTGTACCATTAGAAGGGAAATAAGTAGGTACGGAGTATGAGTCCATTAGATAAATTATTAAATTTAGTTATAGCATTTAGTATAATTTTTGTTTTAGTATATGCTTGTTATCAAACATTGCAATTACAAGACATGTGGGATATGCTTATTGGGTATCAAAACATATTAGAAGAACAGCAAAAAGAATTAAGAAATTTAAAAATATTAATTATAAGTATGAAAGGAACATCTGTATGATAACAACAGTAGACGTAGAGACATCTTGGCAAAGGAATGAGAATGGTGGTTATGACCCATCACCTTTTCATCCAGATAATATATTAGTTAGCGTAGGTATTAACGATGAATATTATTTTACAAACCATACTGAGAGAATAGACAGAGGTTGTGCTGTTAATATACAAGACACCCTAAATAAAACAACCTTACTTGTAGGTCATAATATAAAATTTGATTTAATGTGGTTATTAGAGTCTGGATTTAAATATAGTGGTAGGGTATATGATACTATGTTAGGAGAGTATATACTAAATAGAGGTGTGAGAAAAAGTTTAACTTTAGAAATGTCTTGCCGTAGAAGAAAGATAGGATCTAAAGATAGTAGTGTAAAAGAATGGATGGATAGAGGTGTATCATTTGAGAACATACCAAAAGATATAGTAGAGGAGTATGGTAAAATAGATGTACAGATAACTAGAAGATTATTTGATTCTCAGATGGCAGACTTTAGATTACCAAAGAACAAAGGTTTATTAATGACAATTAAAATGATGAATGAGTTTTTAGTTGTGCTATCAGAGATGGAAAGAAATGGTATCAATATAAACTTAGAAGACTTAACTAGTGTTGAAAAAGAATTTAGAGCAGAGTTTGCATATCTAAAACAAAAGATAGACAAGATAGTATACAAACAAATGGGTGATACTAAAATTAATCTATCTAGCCCAGAACAATTATCTTGGTTAATATATTCTATGAAACCTAAAGATAAAAAAGAGTGGGCTAAAATATTTAATGTAGGTATAGATAAAAGCACAGGTAAAAATAAAAGAAGACCAAACTATTCAAGGCAACAGTTTAGAAATTTAGTTTCTGATAATACAGAAGTAATACACAGAACTGTAGCAGAACAGTGTCTGCACTGTAAAGGTAAAGGTGTAATTAAAAGAATAAAAAAAGATGGTAGTCCATTTAAAAATTATACTAAGTGTCCAGAGTGTGATGGTGAAGGATACATATATACACCTATGGCTAAGATAGCAGGGTTTAGACAAAGACCTAGAAGTGTATATGATATTGCAGAGTCTGGATTTAGAACAGATAAAATAACTTTAAATAAAATTGCTGCTGAAGCAGAGGGTGAGTTTAAAGAATTTATTGATTCAGTTGTAAGGCACAATGCAGTAGATACATATCTAAATACATTTGTAGAAGGATTAAAAAGTTTTACAAACGAAAAAGGTTTCTTGCATCCTAAATTTATGCAAGCAGTTACAGCTACAGGTAGATTATCTAGTCGTGATCCTAACTTTCAAAATCAACCTAGAGGTAAAACATTCCCTATTAGAAAAGTTGTGACATCTAGATTTGACAAAGGTAGTATACTTGAGATAGACTTTGCACAGTTAGAATTTAGAACTGCAGTTTATTTAGCACAAGACAAACAAGGTATGGAAGATATAAAAAATAAAATAGATGTTCACCAATATACTGCAGATATTATAGGTGTATCAAGACAAGATGCAAAGGCACATACATTTAAACCTTTGTATGGTGGTGTAACAGGCACAGAAGATGAGAAAAGATACTACACTAAGTTTTTAGAAAAATATAAAGATATAAAAACTTGGCATGACAAACTACAAACCGAGGCAATAAGATTTAAACAAATCAAATTACCAACTGGTAGAGAGTATGCCTTTCCATATGCAGAGAGAACACCTTGGGGTGGGTCTACATATGGAACACAAATAAAAAATTATCCTGTGCAAGGTTTTGCAACAGCAGATATTGTACCACTTGCTTGTATAAATATATATAAACTTATGCAA